CTTTATTGTTTGTGGTGATGCGTTGATTGCAAATAGAACTTTGTCACCACTGAATCCACTTTCGTTTATCGAAATGATCCACGGTTTAACTTGTTCAAAGTTGTAATTTTTAAATGCGCCAATTATTAAATCTTTTGCCACGGTAATTCTCCATTATATTGTTTATTCATCATTTCATTTCCTTTCAAAAAGAATTCTGCTTGTACAGAATCTCCTCTACTTGCAACTCTATAGTTTACTGTATATTGACCATTCGTGTCAAATTCTGGTAAATTTTGCATCATAAATGGTGATAAAATTCTATCAACTTCTGGTTGTTCTTGTGGATGCCTTGCTCTACGGTACCAATAAGGTGAAAATCCTAATGCTGGTATTTTAGGCACCATAAAACAATTAACATCAATAAATTTATCATTGATAACAGAAGTCCATTTACCTAACGATTCACAATCATCATTACATATGTATTCACCTTCTTGGCTAACAATTTTACGTAACGAATATGCCCATTGATTTCCTTTTGATATAACATCAACTAAGGATTCAATATGATTTGGTTCATACCAATTATCTTCATCCAAGAAACAAAGGAAGTCACCGCTTGCAATATAGGACATTGCACCATATATTCTGTGTCCGTTGTACTGGTCTTTTCCTGTTGGGTATGGAAGGTCAATTAGGTCAATATGTGAATACTCGCTGGCGATCACACGACCTTTTGGTTGGCCATCTACGACAACCAAATGTTGTATATTACTATATGTTTGATTTTTAACCGAGTCTAACGCTTGACGTAGACACGGTGCACCTGTAGTAGGTGTAATCACAGTCACTAATGGTTTCATAATTTATCATCCTCTAGTCAGTTTTAAAATAGCCTCAATCTGTTTCTCAAGTGCAGGTTTACGATTTGGCCAATATATGTATTCCTTATCACCTGTACTATGTAGTTTCTTTAGGAAAGGAATAATCATTTTTTCAAGTTCATTCATTCTTTGTTCGGTTTCTGTCAAAGTATTTTTTACTGCTTCTACTGTTTGAACACTCTCTTTAATCAGAGAATTATATTCTATTTCTGAAACAGCCGAAAATCCAAAGTCATCTTCAGAATCTTTATATTCTTTTAATATTTTATCAAAATCAGTTAGTGCCATTATTTCTTCTTAGTATTTAAAAATATTGTATTCTTTCTTTTCTCCACCACTTTTGGCCAAATTGACGACCTAGAGTGTGGTATAGGATCATTTCTATCACTTCTATATTGAGCTGTAAATGTTGGTTCATATTCACCTTTTAGAATTTCTCCATTCGTGTGAATATGGTTAGCATCGACCTCATAATAAGAACTTTTTTTAATAATTTTAACCGGGCCTTGTAAAACTAAATGCACGTTATCTCTATTGTATTGTCTACTACCTTGTTTGAAATTATCACCATAAACTGATTTATTTTTTAACACATTGTCTTTTATGTTTTTAACAACATTCGATGCTGGTGGTAATCCTGTTTTAAAATTATCTTTAAGTTCTTTTAAAAATTCTTTCGTTTCTTTATGATTGTGTGTATTCGGTACATTTTTTGATATACCACCCCATTGTTGAAAATCTGTTGCTTTGTTTCCATCTTTATGTGACATCCAAACGATCTCTTTGCCAGTTATATCTAAAAAATGAAAGTCTGATTTTGGTGTACCTGGAGTTTTTGATATGTCATAAACATCATAGATTGTACTTTTGACTTTTATAGGAACAGTTGATTTTTTAGTTTTCTTTTTAATTTCTATTAACTGTTGACGTATTGAAATAATTTCTTTTTCTTCAATATGTGTAGTACTGATTTTTTTATCAGCCATGCCGCCAAATTCGGAAGTTTTAGCTAGTGAAGATAACTTAACTGGTTTTCCTACATTAGTTTGAAATTCTATTCCACCTGGATTTATTTTGTTTTTTAACCTTTTATATATTTCTTTATCAAAAATCAAAACAACTTTCTTTTTGCCGTTGAGTGAAGCAACCAATTCGAATTCTTCTCGTTTTTCATACTTATTTAAAAAGATAACTATTCTATCTTCTCTACCTTGTTTATACAGTTCTGATGGAGCTAGATTGGATGCCATTTTATTATGAATGAAAGTTGACGATCCAATATTTATCTAATTATTTGAATGTTCTTTCCCGAGGTCCAAATTTCTAGTTCGGTTTTTAACCGTTTCTCATTATACAGTGTTGCATATCGATTGACAGCCTTATTTCGCCACCATTCAATCAAGTTTACCAGACTGTGTTTTTCATAGTTTTCACCAGGAATAAGCACATCCGTCTTACAATTTACATAGTCAACCATGTTCTTAAAACCATAGTCACTGATGTAATATCTTTTTTGTTCTGTCAACCCTTTTGCTTTTTCAATCGTTGCTATGAATGTATCCCCTTCAGTACTACCTTTAAGAGCTGCTTTAGTGAGAGAAATGATCTTCATGGTTGTTTTTAACTTCTTACTTGAAGCATCAATATCGACAATATCACCAACAACATCCTCTACATATGTACGTAAGTCATCATAGGCTTTTCCATGCATCATCGGTATAAAATCAGAATCGGTTAGGCCTTTATAACGAATATATGGTTTCATACCATCATATTGTGAAACTGTCTTGGAACTTCCATACAAACTAGTGGTCTCAAAGAGGCATAAATTCATACCATATTTTTTATTAAGTATTTCTCTAACTTCGTGTGAGGTACATATTGCGGCCAATAGTTTACCACCAAGATAGTTATAACCAAATGGTTGTGCAGGTACTATAACAAAACCCATCATTGCAGAACCATTAAATCGTTTGGACCATTCCGGTTTCTGTGTAAACACTTGTCCAAGCATTTCATTGCGTGGCCTCATATTGATTACGGGTGAACCTAGTCTAATGAATCCTACAATCTTTCCTGTATTCTTTTCTAACACAGCCAATCTTATTTGACGACCAACTGGTGAAATGTTAATGTGTGAACTGGTAATGTTTAATAGGTTTTCCCACTTCTCTTGTGGTATTTCCAATACTTCAAAATCCATATCTTTTGGATGCATTGTAAAATCAGAAAATAAATCATCTTCTATGGGAAACAAAGGGTTTGTTGATAGACCACCTAAAGAATTCAATTTCTGGTCACGCATGTATTCATCAACACGATTGAAATTACCAAAATAATCTTCAAATACCTTAGCGCAATGTAAGGCATTTTCTTTCGTTATCATCATACTTTAAATCCATCAAATGATTTCTTCTGTGGTTTTTCTCTGTTGCCAAATGTATTAAGTGGTTTATCTTGACCCGAATCTATAATGCCATCTTGACCAGATTGATCCACATCATATAATCTCATCTTCGATCTATCAATGCCTACAGTGAATCTTTTAAAGTATGTCGGATCATTATAACGATTCTTCAACTGTTTCACCATAATCTGTCCCATTTCTTCTAGTTCTTCTGAAGAAATTAATGCAAACATCAAGTCAGCTGTTGCTGGCAAACCAAAAGATTCAGAGGTATCTTCAAGTCCTGGGTCAGAACTAGAAAAACCGGATCTTGTGGTTTGTGTTGCAGATACAATTGGGACTCCGAACTCAACTGCCAAGCCTCGCAATTCTTCTGCGATAGATTTGACATAGGTATAAGAGTTAACGTTGGCGCCGGCTTTGATCCTTGCAGAACAACAAATATTAAGATAATCAATAAAAATAATATTAGGAACAAAAGACTTTTTAAGATTAAGCTCATTGAGTAGTGTGCGAAAATGTATGCTGCTAGCAGACGCTGTTGGATATTCTTTAATGATAAGTTTTCCAACAGTCTTTTCACGAAGTCTTTCAATTTTTTTATCATATAGTTCTTTCGGTAAATCTACAAGGTCATCTACAGTAACATTTAATAAGTTTGCATCAATACGTTCAGCAATCTTTTCTTCACTCATTTCCATGGTGATGTAAAGTACATTCTTACCTTGTACCATCGCACCAGCAGCAACGTGACACATAAACAAGGACTTACCCACACCAGTTCCAGCAAGAGCAATATTTAATGTCTTGTTTGGTAAACCACCCTTTGTAATCTTGTTAAAGAACTCCAAATCAAATGGTATTCGTTCTTCTTTACGGTGATAGAAATCATATCGTTCATCTGAGTTTTCCAAATAGTCATGGCCAACGGAATTATCAAATGAAATTGCTAACGCATCGGAAAGTAATTTAGGTATGGACCCTTTATCTTGGGTTTTGTCTTTGCCATCGAGGATCGAAATAGACCCCAATACTGCATTGTATATGGCCTTCTCTTGACAGAATTTTTCGGTTTTATCAACCAACCAGTCAATTTTGGATTTTTCTTCTCTAGCTTTAACAATCTCTTGTAAACAAGTGTCGCACTTCTCCAATTCATCATCTGTGAGATTTCTCTTTTCTCTGATGGCCAATTCAAGTGCTTCAATCGTTGGTGAAGAATTGTAAGATTCCGTGAATTTGGAAATTTCATTGAAGATTGCTCTATCGGTCCTATCACTGAAATATTCTTCTTTGATGAATGGCAGTACCTTGCGTAAGAAATCTTCATCATATATTAGATTCTTTAAAATAGTCTGTTCCAGTTTCATCACTTATTTCCTGTTCAATATTAGATGACATTATTTCTACCAATAAATCACCAATGTAGTTTTTAAAGTCATTATCTTTTTCCAGCTTTGCTGGCTTTTTCACTGGTGATTCTAACACATCATAAGCAAAAAGTAAATAGACCTGATCGTTTTCTTCCTTAAATTTAACTTTACCATATTTAAAAATGGTGTCTTTATAAGGTCCTTCCAAAAATTTAATGTTGACTGTTGTTTTGTCATCTTTTGGATAGATGTAACAGTAGTGTATTCCTTCAATCATTATGCACCATTCATAGTTTTAACGTCAAATGTTTCATCGATATTACTTGTCATAATTTCTCCAGATGCCACACGATACTTGTTTTCAATAAAATCACGGAATGATTTTTGCTTTAGAATAGGCATCCAGAAGTCTTTGGTGTCGGTGTCCTTCTCACGGTAATTTTTTTCTTCAATCACACCATCAGCATCGACACGTTGGTACCAACCATTCTTTGGTTTGACCACATGCTTGGATTCCAAAGCAAGGTCGAGCAAACCAGACCAAGTACTAATACCACCGTCAAAAGATACGCTAACAGGTATCTTAGATTTTTCTTTGACATATCTACTTTTCTCCACGTTAATAATAAAATTGTAACCGGTAATTTCTGTACCATCTTTTTCTTGTTGGCGACCAATGATAAAGATATTATCAGCCGAATAATAAGAACCTGTACCACCACCAACAATTGCTTTCGGGAACATACCGATTTCCATGTAGGTGTGATTAACAACAATCATCGGAATGTCTTTCAGAGAAAGATGTGGTGTTACCATACGGAACAAACTCTTAACTTGTTTTGCACGACTCATATCAGCAACCGACTTCTCAGCCAATGCATCTTCAACTTCTTTCTTTGATGCCAAGTTGCCAATTGAATCAATGACGATAATCAATTTATCACCACGTTCTAGTTGTGTCAATTGAGCCATAATGTCAAACTTTAATTGTTCAATATCTGTAAGTGGAGTATGCAATACCCTTTCGGTGTCGATACCAAAAGAATCGAAATAAGATTGCGGAGTACCAAACTCTGAATCATAGAATAGAAGTGCTGCTTCTGGATATTTTTCCAAGTAAGATTTGGCCATCAACAAACTGAATGCTGTTTTAAAGTGTTTGGATGGACCTGCCCACATTGTAAGACCTGGTGTTAGTCCGCCATCTAATTTACCAGAAAGTGCCACGTTAATGATTGGCACTGCGGTTGGAATCATATCCTTATCATTGAAGAATTTTGATTTAGCCAAGATAGCAGAATCTTTGATACTGCTGTTCTTTTTAATTTTATCTAATATACTCATTTTCATCCTTTAAAATGTTCCACCGTCCCGAATACCTTTTTCTTTAAAAGAATACGGTTCATCATAATCATACTTAGGTTCCAGTTTTTTCACAGGTTCTTCTATCGGCACATGATGTTCTTCATACATAATAGAATTTTGTGTACTATGTGTTTCAATCGTTACCTTTTCGTGTGTAATTGGTGGTATAGTTTCACCGGTCATATCATCAATCACAATCACATTATCTTTTTTAATTTCTACAATTTCTTGTTTTGGTTCTGCCGCAACAAATATTTCTTCGGGTAAAGGTGTCGTAATTTCTTGTGCTACGAAACCATACTTTGGTTCTTCAGTTTCGGCCTCTGGTACAGGTTCCGGCTTTGTTACATCGGTAAAATAATATGTTGGTTTTTCAACCAATTCTTCTTTTTGTTTTACTGACATGTTATAAGCAATCAACAATAAAATTGCTAATGGATCAAACACAACAATAATTAATAGAATGACAAGTCTTACCGCTTTGTCGATAATGTCACCAGAAGCTTCTGAACCATATGCCAAGGCTGCAATGTATTTGATTGGACCGATATCAGCTTCAATCTTTTTAAGTTCCGTAGATATAGGCGCACGTTCCTCGGAGTATTTGGCAATGATGGCCTGTGACTGTTGAATTTCTTGTAGTATT